TAAAGGCATGAAGAATAAACAATCAGCTAACACAAGAGAGGCAAAAATATTGGCAAGAAAACAATATGAAGAAAGTCTAAATTAAGTTTGACAACTAGGGCTATCTGTAATAGGATAGTCCTATAACAAATAGAAAGGTATAATATGACAAAAACATTTTACATTACTTATTGGGCTAGCAAGCACAAGAAACACATTACAAGACAAGGCAAGCATGACGAGAAATCTCGTTATGGTACATCAAAACAAGGTGTACCTTATTATGTTTATTACGACTTAGATAGTCATGGTTATAGAACTGCCACGACATCTTGGAAAGTGAGGCACTAATGCCAAATAAACATTTTTGTCAAGGACCAACCTGTCATGAGAGAACAACACAAGATAGGTTTTTAAAGTCAAGAGGTGTAATTCGTGGACGATATGCAATGTGGGAAAGAGATCATACTACTGAGTATCACGCAAGAGCCAAATACTTTTGTAGTTTAAGTTGCGAAAGTTCGTGGTTAAATGTTCAAATGGATAATGTTGAACAAGGTCGACCGATCGAGTTTATTAGACACAGACGAGAGAGTCAAGGCTATCGCAAGGTAACTGATAGCACAGGTTATCGTTCATATAATACTATTGAAAGGGTTGACAATGGTCAGCTTATAGAGTAGGATTATCCTATTAACAAAGAAAGGTATATATGACAAAAACAAACACAGACAATAAAACAGAAGAACGTAAGAATAGATTTAATGGCGAGTCTTACATGCTAACTAAAGAAGAGGCGATCAAGCATGATAGAATATTCATTAACGAGTTAGGTGCAACACTAGAGGACAAGGAGCCTGGTAAATCAGCAGGCGACTCAAAGCTTTGGGACAAAGTCCGAGCAGACTTAGACTACTTCAGACAATACAATGCTGAGGCATACATGGTTCTACTAGACTAGAGCCAACCTTTCTGCCTTGGCCCTAACGGGCCAAGGCACATGATCCAAGCACCTTGGATCCCTATCCAACTCAAGTATAGGTTGCATCGCAACCCCCATACACCCTTTGCACAAAAAGGGGTCCCACTACTTCAGGTTGTAAAGCTTGATTTAGACAGATAAGGGTGGTAAAAACATATTGAACACTTTAAACATAGGTGCAAAAAAATTTTAAAAATTTTTAAATGAATTTGGATAATATAGATATAAATAAGTTACCATCGGACGTCCGTAGAAAATTCAAACAACTTCAGGTAATGCACGCTGAAAAACAAATTCAAAATAAAGCTAAAGATGACTTTCTTTCTTTTGTAAAATGTATGTGGCCCGATTTTATTGAAGGCTCTCACCATAGACACATTGCAGAAAAATTTAATCAACTTGCAACAGGAGAAATTACTAGACTGATTATAAATATGCCTCCACGTCATACGAAATCAGAATTTGCAAGTTACTTGTTACCAGCGTGGATGGTGGGCCGTGAGCCAAAACTCAAGATCATTCAAGCAACCCACACAGGAGAATTAGCCGTGAGGTTTGGTCGAAAAGCCAAGAACCTAATTGACTCTGAAGATTATTCTAAAATTTTTAAAACAACTTTACAAGAAGACTCTAAGGCCGCTGGTAGGTGGGAAACAGCACAAGGTGGCGAATATTTTGCAGCAGGGGTCGGCGGTGCTATCACCGGACGGGGTGCTGACCTATTAATAATTGATGACCCGCACTCTGAGCAAGATGCGATGAGTCCTAATGCAATGGAGTCTGCTTATGAATGGTACACGTCTGGTCCACGTCAGCGTTTACAACCCGGTGGTAAAATTATATTGGTAATGACTAGATGGAGTAATAAAGATCTTACTGGTAAATTACTAGCAAATCAAAAAGAAGCTAAAGCTGATCAGTGGCACGTGGTCGAATTTCCAGCAATCTTGGACCACGGATCATCGAGCGCTAAACCGGTATGGCCTGAGTATTGGAAGTTAGACGAATTAGAGAAGGTCCAAGCAACACTGCCCACGGGCAAATGGAACGCGCAATGGATGCAAAACCCAACAGCAGAAGAAGGAGCTATTCTTAAACGAGAGTGGTGGAGGATTTGGGATAAGGATTGGATACCTACTTTACATCATGTCATACAATCTTATGATACAGCATTTTTAAAAAAAGAAACTGCTGATTATTCTGCAATTACTACTTGGGGTGTATTTTATCCTGATCAAGACTCACCTGCTAATTTAATGTTACTTGATTCTATCAAAGGACGATATGAGTTTCCTGAATTACGTAGACTAGCGTTAGAGCAATATCAATATTGGCAACCCGATTCAGTAATAGTTGAGGCGAAAGCATCTGGTTTACCTCTAACCTATGAGCTTAGACAGATGGATATACCAGTTGTGAACTTCACACCGTCTCGTGGAAATGATAAACATGCACGTGTAAATGCTGTTGCACCTTTGTTCGAATCTGGTATGATATGGTGTCCTGAACAAAAATTCGCAGACGAAGTCGTTGAAGAGTGTGCTGCGTTTCCGTACGGGGATCATGATGATCTTGTCGACTCGACTACACAAGCGATCATGCGATTCAGACAAGGTGGCTTAATAGATCACCCTGAAGACTATATCGACGAAAAGGTTGAGAAAACGAAAAGGAATTATTATTAATGCTTACAGCAATTAGAAATTGGGTTATTAAAACAATGATGAAGGGTCAAACCGGAGTTGTTCGAACCTTACCTAAAAGAGAAATCATAGAACTTAACACACAGATCACAGCTGAACGGATGATGCGTAATGGTATCAACCCACAAGATATGAAAAATGTTAATCAAGTTGAAAATGTAGTTAATCAAATAAATCAACCTAAAGTTATCCCAGCAGATAGTGCTGAAGGTAGAGGTATTACAGAACAATTATTAGGTAAGAAAAAAGCAGATGTAATGGATATGGAAGGAAACAAAATTCCTGAAGGATCAAAGATTATGGGTGGTAAGAAAGTTGAATTTTCATTCAATGAAAAAATAGATTGGTTAGTTAAAAATGTTGATCCAAACGCAGAACAAACAATTCCACCAAAATTCGTATTACAAGAAATGTTAAAAGATGGTAGAGAAGATCTTATTGATCATTTTTTTGAAATACATACAAAAAATATAGGAAGTAAACCTGTAATTGATATAGATACAAGTGGCCTTAAACATCCTGAATTAGTTAAGAAAATGATGACGGATCAAAAATTAAAACCAACATTAGTTAATCAAGAATCAGATGCAGCAATTAAAGCACGTCTTGATGCTGGTAATAAAAAAGGTATTGCAAGTATACAAATTAGTTTAGTTGATGATTCAATTGCTAAAATAAAATCTTTGGAACCAATGGATGCAATGAAAGAAGCAAACTTAGTTGCAGGAAAAAAAGGTAGATATGCAAACTTAGACGATAACCAAGTTAAAAAAATTATGGATGATACTCAAGAACATATCTTTCAAGATTCAAGTCCTCTTGATGATTATGCAACAGGTGGACGTGTTGGTTACAAAGTTGGTAGCGTTGATAAGATGAGAAGATTATTCTTACAAGCTATTGGAGCAGGTGCAGGAACAATCGGTGCAGCTAAATCTGGATTATTTAGTTTTGGTAAAGGAGCAACTAAACAAGTTGCAAAAGAAGTTGCACAGCAAACTACATCAGGTATGCCTCCTCCATATTTCTTCAAGCTTGCAGAGAAAATTAAAATGATGGGTGATGATGCAACAGCTACAACAGAGAGAACTATTGCAAAAACATTAAAGTCTAAAGATGGTAAATCAACATATTTATTAGAAGAAGATATAACATCTGGAGATACAATCATTAAAAAGATTAATAAAGAAGGTGATGAGATGATCACTGACGTTGAGATTATGGAACTTAAAAAAGGTGAAGTTGTAATGGGCAAAAATGGTAAACCAGTTAAAGTACCTGATGAGTATGAAGAAGTTACAGAGTCTAATTCTAGAATTTACAAAGATGAATTTAACGATCCTGATTATACAGATGGAATTAAAGTAGATGAAATTATAAAAGAAGTAGATGACAAAGTACCATCAATCAAATATGCAAGTGGTGGCCTAGCTTATATGTTAGGAGAATAATGAATCCTTATAGACTTAAAAATGTATTTGAATATCTAACATCTAACAACCAACTACTTAAACGTAAATTAAAATTAGGAACTAGTGAAATACCTATCCCTCCTAAAAGACAAGATGTTATTGATATAGAAGCTATCAACAGATTTAACAAAAATAATCCTCGTGTAGATACAACTAATGTTCAACCTGTTGTTAAACAGTCTACAATAAAACAATCTAATGTAGGTGAAATTGATGAAGGCGTGATCCAAGGTGCGTTCGACACGGCTACTATGGAAGCAAGAGATGGAGGCTACCCTGCACCAGTTTATGAGGCTTTTAAAAAAAGATACTTAAAAAGAAACATGAAAGCAGATGGTGGAAGGATTGGTTACAAAGACGGAGAGGGTGTTATAACCGTTGATGATAAAATCGATGAGATGATTTCTTTTTACAAAGATTATTTAAACCAAGGTGGCAAGATGGATTTTAAAACCTTTTCTAAAAAATACATACCAGAGAACTTTGCTGAAGGCGGACGTGCAGGTTACAAAGACGGACCAAAGCTAACTGATTTTCTCGATGTCCAAGCTTCAGGATCCAAGAGTGGTAAACAACAAATCGAAGGTGCACCAAAAGGTATTACTGCTGATAGTGAAACAATAAACGCTATTATAAAAGCAGACATACCTGTATCTGAAAAAATAAATCTTCTTGCAACTTACGGTTACGGTAAGAGTAGAAATAGAATCGAAAACAAAGATCAAGAAATATTTTTAGATGAAGGGGGCTATAGAGACAGAAACGTTGGTATAGACTTTAATAGAGATGGAGAAGGTCTTAGTGGTTCTGCTACCTATGGTATTGATACAGGTGAGCCACAGTTAAATATAAAATACAAAAAGAGTTTTGCTGACGGTGGTATGTTGGTACAACCTAGTGACGACGGATCACGGCCAGGGTATGCTAAAATGAAATTAGACGACGATACTATTCAAAAAATAAAAAATAAAGTTGCTTTAAAAAAAGGACAAAAATGGAATTTTTATGATCCAGAAACAAATCCAAAAGGACATACATATGGTGTTCCAAAAGGAGATACTAATTATGATATTGCAAGAAATTTAAAACCAGGAAGATTAGAAGCAAAGTTAGAAAAAGCTACAGAAAAATACAAAGAAATAAAAGCTGATCCTAAATTATTGGCTGAAAAAAAATTAACAGATAAAGAAAGATATCAAACTAATAGAACTCAAATATTAGAAGACAAAAATTTTCAATATGAAACAGATAAAGATTATAGAGAAAAAAAATTAGAATGGGCTAAACAAGATAGAATTAAAAATCCGGAAAAATATAAACAAAAATTAAATGATTATTTTGCAAAGAAAGGAAGATTTCCTCCGGGAAATAACTATAAAGAAAATGTTTGGAGAGATATGTTTAGATCTTCACAAAAGGCAGGACAAGAAAGATTCTTGCTTGTCGGAGAAGACGGTAAACTTTTAACTCAAGATAAATTTCCTATAAAAGAAGGTAAAGTAAGATGGGACATTGGAGGTGCTTATAAGAAAGTAAAATTTTATGACACTAAAACAAAACAATTTGTAAAGTTTGATAATACTACTAAAGGAAAAGGTATAAGTTTTGAAAAATACTTGGATCAAAAATCTGTTGGCGGTAAAGGTGCTTATGAAGATGCTATTAATGGATATAAAAACAAAGATAATATAAAAGATTTAACTTTTAAAAATTCAAAAGGAAAAGATATTCGCCTAGGAACTATTGTGCAATCAAAATTAAATGATGGCGTTAATTTTATAAATAGTGGTGTCAATGTGCAACATCCGGATATTAACAATGCTTTTTGGAAAAATGAAGTTTCTCTAGCTTCTTCCAACAATGAATTAAATTATTTAGAACAAACATTAGACAGAAAATTAAAAAATGCTGGAAACGATGTTACTTTAAGAAATAAAGCATTAAGTGAATTTAAAACTAAAATAAATAAATTAGAAGGTGGTATAACTAAAATTATAGATGGTGAAACTTTTGGAGTAGCACCTAATGAAAAATCAGTTGTGAAAGCGGTAGGTAAAGAATCACGTTTAAATAATTTTAAAGAATTTAAAACACTAGTAGCGGCTTTAGGTCCAGGCACGTGTTCCGTGTTTAGTGGTAAGAAAGCAGATGGTGGCCGTATAGGTCTTGCAACAGGGACCCCTAACATAGATAAATGTTATGATGCTGCAACTGCAGCTATAAACTCTGGTAAAGTTCCTGTGGATAAAGCAGATGACTTTACTAAACTTTTAAAAAGAATGGGTACTATTGGAAGAGGTATTAGGAAGTTTGGTATCATACCGGAAGCAATGTACGTTGCAGCAGATTCTCTTGTTAGACTTGGTATGGGAAGTACTTTTAAAGAAGCGGGTTTACTAGCCTCCGATTATTTATTACCAGGAGACCAAACTAAAGCAGCAGAAATGAGTAAGGTTTCAAGAATTTTTGGTGACACTACAGGTGAGCTTGTAGGAAGGGTTATTGATTATAAAAATCAATTAGCAAAAATACAAAGTCTAGAGGATCAAATATCAAATCTTGATAATTTATCTGATGTAGGAGAGTTTGATTATATGGGAGATTTATCTGGTGAATCTAATACTAAAAAAAATTTACTTTCACAAGCAAAGAATGATTTAGATAATAAGTTTAAAATATCAGAAGCAGAACAACTATATGCTGAAAGAAAACAAGAAGAGGCATATGATGCAAGTTCAGCTAACTCTTCGTTTTCAAACTTAAAAAGAAAATATGGGGATTCATCAAATAATATAGATGATATAGAACAATTAGCATCACCTGAGAAAACTCAATTACAATTAAATTTAGATATGCTGCCAGCAGTACCTAAAGATTTTATGATGACAACAGATGATGAACTAACAAATTATGTTAATGCAGAAAGCGTAAGAAGCGGTGAAAAATTAGACCCACAAGTTTACATAGATGAAAAAGAAAAATTAAAAAAAGATTTCATGACCAAAGGTCCAGGTGTATATGGAGCAGAACAAGTATACGGAACACAAGGAATTTTTGCAGAACCTTTATTAAAAAGTATAGCTCGTAAGGAAAATTCAATAAACGATCTTGAAAGAGAAGTGGTCGGTCAAAGAAATAAATTTAATATTTTCGATAGAGATCATTCAGTTCTAGGAACGGGACTTAGAGGTTTTTCAGCGGCATCAGGAGGCATAGCAAGCCTAACTAAGACCATTCCACCAGAATCAGGGCCAACACCTCAAGGGTTGCCTTATGTATATAATAATGTTAAGAAGATATAGGAGTAATAAATGGCAGATATAGATAAAGGACTCCCGAACACACGATCTAAAATTGAGATTCCTTCAGAAGAGGAATTGCAAGACATTGCTGTTCAGGAAGAAGACGTAGAAGAATTAAAAGGACCCGTTGAAGTTATCCCTGAAGAGGATGGCGGAGCAACTATCGACTATGATCCAGGTGCAATAAACACTACAGGTTCACAATCACACTTTGACAACCTAGCAGATATTTTACCAGAAGATGCAGTTGAACCAATTGGAAACGAAATGGTTCAAAACTACATGGACTACAAATCATCAAGAAAAGAATGGGAAAGTGCTTACACAAGTGGTCTTGATCTTTTAGGATTTAAATACGAAAACAGAACAGAACCTTTTCAAGGAGCTTCAGGTGCAACACACCCAGTATTAGCGGAAGCTGTAACTCAGTTTCAAGCTCAAGCTTACAAAGAATTATTACCAAGTGATGGTCCTGTTAGAACACAAGTTATAGGAATTAAAAATCCAGCGACGGAGCAACAGTCACAACGTGTTAAAGATTATATGAATTATTTAATCATGGACACAATGAAAGAATATGAATCTGAATTTGATTCTATGTTATTTCATTTACCACTAGCTGGATCTACATTTAAAAAAGTTTACTACGACGTTCCACTTGGAAGAGTGGTATCGAAGTTTGTACCAGCGGATGAATTAATTGTTCCGTACACAGCTACCTCATTAGACGATGCGGAAGCAGTTATTCATACCGTGAAAATTTCAGAGAACGAATTAAGAAAACAACAAGTCAATGGTTTTTATAGTGATGTCGAGTTAGGACCTCCAGGTACAGATACCAATGGAGAACTATCTAAAAAAGAACGTGAGCTAGAAGGAACTAAGAAGACAGGTAAGAACGAACCTATTTACACTTTGTTAGAGTGTCATGTTAATTTAGACTTAGAAGGTTTCGAAGATGTTGGCTCCGATGGTGAACCAACTGGAATAAAATTACCTTACCTCGTTACAGTCGATGAAGGTAGTAGAAAAGTTTTGTCTATTAGACGAAACTATGCGCCCGATGATCTAAAGAAAACTAAAATCCAATATTTCGTCCACTTCAAATTTCTGCCAGGACTAGGATTTTATGGCTTTGGACTCATTCACATGATTGGCGGATTGAGTCGTACGGCAACGTCGGCTCTCCGTCAATTATTAGATGCGGGTACATTATCAAATCTACCAGCAGGATTTAAACAACGAGGAGTTAGAGTAAGAGATGAAGCATCACCAATACAACCAGGTGAATTTAAAGATGTAGATGCACCAGGTGGATCTTTAAGAGATGCATTCTTCCCTCTACCCTACAAAGAACCATCAGCAACATTATTACAATTAATGGGTGTTGTAGTTGGTGCAGGTCAAAGGTTCGCGGCTATTGCTGATATGCAAGTGGGCGATGGAAACCAAGGCGCTGCAGTAGGAACTACTGTTGCACTTCTTGAACGTGGATCACGTGTGATGTCTGCTATTCATAAAAGATGTTATGCAGCAATGAAGAATGAATTTAAATTATTATCTAAAATAGTTTCACAATACTTACCACCAGAATATCCTTATGATGTTGTAGGTGGTGCAAGAAACATTAAGCAAGCTGACTTTGATGATAGAATAGATGTAGTACCAGTTGCGGATCCTAATATATTCTCAATGAGTCAGAGAATAACTTTAGCTCAAACACAATTACAGATCGCAACATCAAATCCACAACTTCATAACATGTATCAAATTTACAGAAACATGTATAATGCAATTGGTGTAAAAGATGTTGATGCAGTTCTACCGCCACCGGCACCGAATGCACCATTAGATCCAAGTTTAGAACACATAAATGCTTTAGGTGGAAAACCTTTTCAAGCTTTTCCTGGTCAAGACCACAGAGCACACATTACAGCTCACTTAAATTTTATGTCAACTAACATGGTTAGAAATAATCCTGCGGTTATGGCTGCAATACAAAAAAATATCTTAGAGCACATTTCAATTATGGCTCAAGAACAGGTTCAATTAGAGTTCAGAGAGCAAATGGCTAACATGCAGCAGATGCAACAGATGTCAGTAAACAATCCACAGATGCAACAACAGTTACAAATGCTTACAAATCAAGTTGAAGCAAGAAAAGCTGTCTTGATTGCTGAGATGACTGAAGAATTTATGAAAGAAGAGAATAAAATCACTTCACAAATGGATTCAGACCCACTATTAAAACTAAAATCACGTGAGGTTGACTTGAGAGCGATGGAAAATGAACGAAAAAAAGAAGCTGATACAACAAAAGCTGATTTTGATAGAGCAAAATTAATGCAAGCAAGAGAATTAGCTGAAGATAAGATGGATCAGAACGAAGAATTAGCAGAATTACGTGCAAATACTAGTTTAGCTAAAGCAGGTGTTAAAGAAATGTCTGTTCTTGACAATTAATAATGGTATAATAGGTTAACAAAGGTAAATATTATGATGAACTATAAAAAAGAAAAACAAATAGCTGTTCCTGAGCAAAATATAGAAATAGATCCAAGATCTAAGACTACAGCTGATGGTGCTTTCAATTATATTCCTACTGGAGACAAAGCAGAAGTCAAAGGAACTAAGAGAATGCTAAAAGACAAGAAAAAAATAGCTACTTGGTACTAATATGTGGTTTTCGGCAATTAAATTAGCCGTCTCTGCTGGTAGTAAAATTTATGCTAACAAGCAGAAGACTAAAATGGCAATGTCAGATGCACAGCTTATGCATGCATCTCGTATGGCCGAAGGAAAAGAAGCCTACCAGGGAAAACTTTTAGAAGCACGTCAATCAGACTGGAAGGACGAGGCGGTTTTGATAATTTTAAGTTTGCCAATCGCAATTTTGGCCTGGGCAGTCGTATCGGATGATCCGACAGCAATGGACAAAGTAAAATTGTTCTTCGAGATGTTCTCACAGCTTCCGTCATGGTTTACAAATCTTTGGATACTTGTCGTCGCGAGTATTTATGGTATAAAGGGTACACAAATATTTAGAAACGGCGGAGGAAAAAAATAATGTCAGGATGGGTAAAAGCAGGTCAAGCAGGTTGGAGTGCTATTAAAGGAGTATTACCAAAAGTTAATAAAACAAAATTAAGTAAAGCTACAAGTGAATTAAATATTGCTATACAAAAAACAAAAAGTTCTAAAGCAAAATTAAAACAAACATTGTTTGAAATAGAAAATAAAATGCCTTTAACTTTTAAAAAAAGTAGTAAAAAATCAGAATCAAATAAAGAAGCTTATAAAAGAATACAAAAAGATAATACTAAAGTAATTAAAAGTATGATTGATAAAGCTACTGAAAAAAAAGCTGATGGTGGAAGAATAGGTAGAAAACTTGGTGGTGGTACTGACATGGCTAAGAGAAAGACAAACGTTCAAAAAATAAAAGAAACATTTGCACCTAAAAAATTTAAAGGTTTTTTTAAACTACCAGAAAAAGTTCAACAAAAAATGAACAAGAAACTAGCGAGAAAAGTTTAATGGCTGTAACAGGAACATTTAAAGATTTAACTAAAAAAGAAAAAGATGTTTTAAAAAAACATTTAGACCCTGTTGGAGGTCCTAAATCTCTTAAAGATAAAGTAATAGATGCAGGTAAAAAAGTTTTAGAAATAGGAAAAAAAGCTGTAGAGTTTACTCCTCCTGGTCAAGTTAAAAAACTTGTTGAACTTGTAAAAGATAATTCTAAAAGAGCAGAACGTAAATTAAATAACGAAAGATTAAATCCTGGTAAAATTCCAAAACCAATGAAAACAGGTGGAAGAGCCGGATACAAAATGGGCGGTAAATGTAAGTTAGCCATGAAGGGCAAAGGAAGAGCTTACGGAAAGAATTCGTAATGCAATTAGAAACAGTAATAAATAAAACGTTAAGATATCTAGACTCAAGAATAGAAGCACTGTCTATATCCGTCACATCTGGTGGGGTTGACAGTATGGAAAATTACAAGTATATGATAGGACAAATAAACGCCTACGAGGCAACTAAACAGGAAATCTCTAACCTGCTAAACGATAAGGAGCACAATGAAGGAACAGTCATCGATATTAACACCAAACAATAAAATTATTGGTGTAAAAAAATCAGAGAAAAAAGAAGAGAAAGAACCTAAGTTACCAAAACCTACTGGGTGGAGGATGATAGTTTTACCTTTTAAAATGAAAGAGAAAACTAAAGGTGGATTAGTATTAGCTGAAACAACTTTGGAGAGGCAACAAGTTGCATCTCAAGTTGGATTAGTTTTAGCTATGGGCCCACAATGTTATAAGGATAAAGAAAGATATCCTGAAGGTCCATGGTGCAAGGTCAATGATTGGATAATGTTTGCACGTTATGCTGGATCACGGATCAAGATAGATGGCGGAGAAATGCGTCTTCTAAACGACGACGAAGTGTTAGCAACAATTGATAGTCCAGAGGACATCTTGCATGAGTTTTAATCATAGGAAGGAGTAACTATGCCAGACACAGAAGAAAACAAAATGGTACCTATAGATACATCAGGACCTGATGCTACTGTAGATATTGAAGAAGTAAAAGAAGAAGCCGTTGTAGAAACGGAAAATACAGAAAACACGGAAAAAGAAACAGATAAATCATTTGAGAATGAAAGAGAAACAAAGTTAGATGAAAAAAAATCAGACGAAGATTTAGAAGACTACAGTAAAGGTGTTCAATCTCGTATTGCGAAACTAACTCGTAAGATGAGAGAAGCAGAAAGAAGAGAACAAGCTGCTTTAGATTATGCCAAAGGTGTAGAAGAGAAAAGACAGATTTTAGAAAAAAGGTTTGAAAAAACTGATTCTGAATATGTTAAAAAGTTTGAGACTAGTATTACTTCAGGTTTAGAAGCTGCGCAAAAAGAATTAGCGTCAGCAATTGAATCTGGTGATGCGGCAGCTCAAGTTGAAGCTAATAAAAGAATTGCAACTCTTGCTTTTGAGAATGCAAAATTAGAACAAACTAAAGCAGGAAGAGAAGAGCAACAGGCTGAGAAACCTGTTCTAACTCAACCACAATTTCAAACTCAACAAAGAGACGAACCTAATAATCCAGATCCTAGAGCTGAAGTATGGGCTAGTGAAAACTCATGGTTTGGTACTGATAAAGCAATGACTTACACTGCTTTTGAAATACACAAGGATTTAACGGAAAAAGAAGGTTATGATCCAAGCTCAAATGAGTATTATGCGGAAGTAGACAAACGTATTAGAGTTGACTTTCCACATAAATTTGGTAATACTAATAATAAGCAAACGGCCGCTCCTGTTCAGACAGTTGCTTCTGCTACAAGAAGCGTAAAGCCAGGTCGCAAAACTGTGAGACTCACATCTTCACAGGTAGCAATAGCTAAAAAATTAGGTGTGCCACTCGAAGAGTACGCAAAACAATTAAAATACACGAAGGAAGGAGCGTAAATATGGAAAACGAAAATAAAAATACTTCAACTCGTGCGAACCAAACACGGTCAAAGTCTGAACGACCTAAAGTGTGGGTTCCACCATCTTCTCTAGATGCACCCCCTGCACCTGATGGATTCAGGTATAGATGGATAAGAGCAGAAAGCGTTGGCTTTCAGGACACTAAAAATATATCCGGACGTTTAAGAGAAGGATATGAATTAGTTAGAGCCGAAGAAGTTGAAAATGCATCTGATTATCCAGTCCTCGATGAGGGCAAATACAAGGGAGTGATTGGGGTAGGTGGCCTTTTGCTTGCAAAGGTACCAACTGAGATTGCGCAACAACGTCAAGATTATATGTCTAATAGACATAAACAAAGAGACGAAGCTGTAAAGAACGATCTTATGAAGGAGCAGGATAGTAGAATGCCGATCAATGTTGAAAGGCAATCTCGTGTAACCTTCGGTGGTACGAAAAAATAATTTTTCAAATCACTGGATTTAATAAACCGTACTGGAGGCCCCTCGGGGCAGGTACATAAGGAGAAACAACTATGGCAAATAGAAACACACAAGGTTTTGGTTTGATTGCTGCAGGTGCGCTTGGACAAACTCCAGCCACTTCTGGTCAAGGCAAATACAAAATCGATGCGGGTTATGCAACTACACTATATCATGGTGCAGCTGTTGCTTCTGCTGCTGGTTACATTGTTGACGGACAAACAACTGATGCACCTATCTTAGGTGTGTTAAATGGAATATTCTATAACGCGGCTTCAACTTTAAAGCCGACGTTTGCGAATCATTACGTCCAAGTAACACCAGCAAACTCAGAAGATATCGATGCATTTGTATTCGATAACCCACAACAACAATATGTAGTAGCAACTGATGATACAGTGGCACAAGCTGGATATTTAGAAACGTATGACATGAACACAACGGCAGGTAGTACAACTACTGGTCAGTCTTCAGCTACACTAGATATCGGAGACACAAGTGCTGATGCAGCTTCATGGAGATTATTAAGATCTGCTGAAGATCCTGAAAACGATGAAAATGCGGCTTTCAGATCTGTAGTAGTAGTTGCTAATCTAATTGAGCTACAAAACTAAGCTAGAATAGGAGAATAAAAAATGGCTATATCACGATCACAACTAGTTAAAGAACTAGAGCCAGGTTTGAATGCACTATTCGGCCTGGAATACAAACGTTATGAAAATCAGCATGCTGAAATTTATAACGAGGAATCATCTGACAGAGCTTTCGAAGAGGAAGTTATGTTATCTGGTTTCGCAAACGCACAAGTAAAAGGTGAAGGTTCTGGAGTTTCATTTGATGAAGCACAAGAAACTTTCACAGCTCGTTACACTCACGAGACTGTAGCTTTAGCGTTCGCAATCACTGAAGAAGCGATTGAGGACAACTTGTATGATAGACTTGCGTCTAGATATACAAAAGCTTTAGCTAGATCTATGAGTAATGCTAAACAAGTAAAAGCAGTTGAACCACTGATTCAAGGTCTTCCAACTACGGATAACTTTGATTCAGGTGACGGTGTATCTTTATTTAATACATCACACCCAACAGTGTCTGGAACTTTTTCTAACACTTTAACAACTCAAGCTGACTTAAACGAAACTTCATTAGAACAGTCGATGATTGACATCGCGGCTATGACTGATGAAAGAGGTTTAAGAATTGCTGCTAGAGGAGTAAAAATGATTATTCCTTCTGAGCTACAATTCACAGCTGAAAGATTGATGAAGTCTCAAGGTAGAACTGGAACAGCTGATAATGATATCAATGCAATCGTATCTATGGGTATGGTTCCTCAAGGTTATAGAGTGAACAATTACCTAACAGACTCAGATGCATTTTATATCTTAACAGACATTCCTAATGGAATGAAAATGTTCAACAGAGCTCCATTGACAACTGCAATGGAAGGCGACTTTGATACTGGAAACGTTAGATACAAAGCTAGAGAAAGATACAGCTTCGGCGTATCAGACCCTAGAGGTATCTTCGGCGTTGAAGGTGCGTAAGCATAATTAAATTTTGTGGCCGGACATAGTTCGGCCACATTTTCTAAATAGAAAGAAAAAACCATGAAACTATTCACCATTACAATTTGGGCATACGATCATTACGCAAAATTTAATGTTTTGTCGGAAGATAATGCTATTTCTCTTGAAAAATCTATCCTTGACAAGTTGGGAGAAAAGAGTATAAATTGGGAATATCTTGGTATATCATATGATAATCAAGTAAACAGAATAACCTATGAGGAGGTTGTTGATGATACAAGACCTATACAAAGCAAAAAGGTCCTTGGAGTTGAAGTGGGAACAGGAGCATCTATCTAATGATAAGTATACTCTTGAAATGGTCAGGATCGATGACAAAATTAAAGAAGTCATTACTGAGATCAAACTGGCTGAAGCTGAAGTTGCTTACAAGCAAAATAGCGTTGAAGACGCTGCTCCACAAGTTTCTGTAGCTACTTA